GGCGTTGTTTTTATCAGTTTTGAAGGTGTCGGGAAACAATCCCCTGATCGCCTCCCACGTAATCGATTGCATTTCGCGAGGCAGTATACCGCGCTCTTTGGCGGCTTGGCGATAGGCGTCGGCATAGAGCGGATAGGTTCCGTTCACGCCGGTGGCGTTGGAGCCGCCAGCGCCCGGAACGCCCTTGCCGGCGTAGTTGCTGAAATTGTGCGCCACCTCAAGCGAATTGCCCGACAGCGCGCGCAGCAGGCCGGCGGCGACCGCATGGGTGTCGATGGTGACGTCGCCATGCTGCGAGTTGGGGTCGAGAATATTGTTGTAGAAATTGCGGACCTTGTGGCGCTCGCCCATCAGACGGTTCATGAAGGTCGGCTCGCCGTTGCTCTCGATCGCCTGCACCGCCTTGCCGATCTCGCCCAGCGAACCCCAGCCCGCCCGCGATGGCGAGCCGTCGGCGTTGCGGGCGATTTCGCCAAAGTGGCCTTCAGGCGTGGCGATCTTGTAGCCGGGATCGCCATGGGTCTGATCGTGCATCCGGATCCACAGCGCCTTCATGACCGCGCGCTCGTCGCGAGGGATGTGACCCATTTGATCAATTTCGCCCAGCGACTTGCCTCTAATCGCCTGGAAGATTGGCTCGTTCTTCTCGGTGGCCAGCTTGTCCAGGCCGCGATAAGTGCCCTCCATCTCAGGCGAGAAGGTTTCGCCGTGGTAGGCGTTATTGCCGCGCCCCTTCATCGCATGCAACACGCGCTCGGCCAGCGACACGTTCTGAAACCAGTCTTTCTGCGGCGACAGCGCGGCCAGCGCGCCGGCGGCTGACGCCTCCGAAACGCCGTATTTCTTGGCCCACTCCTTGGCCAGCTTGTTGGCGCCGTCGTACCACAGCTTGGATCGCTGGCGAGTTTCGTCGGGCACCTGGTCGTGTAGCCACAGCAGGTTGTCCTTGACGTGCTTGATGAAATGCTCGGACAGATCCTGGTTCGACAGCTTGCTCGCGTCTTTCGAAACATTCGGATAATGCCGCAGGATGTCGACGTTCTTGTCGAACAGCGCCGGCGTCGCGCGCAGCGCCGCCATGTTGACGGTGCGCGGCCCTGGCCCCAGATCGAGCGGCTTGGCGCCCGTCGCCAGCCGGGTGTCGATGCGGGCCGGGTGATCGCCAGGCATGATGATCTGGGGAATGTCCTTGACGACGCCGCCTTTGGCCATCGGCGCGCCGCCGCCGACGACATGAGGCAGCTTGTCATAAAGAGCCTTGGCCGTCAGGAGCGCAGCGCGGATGGGCTTGTTCATTTGCTCTTACCCTTCGGCTTGGCGGCTGGCTTCGGACGGGGTTTGGCCTTGGCGACCGCGATCGCCGCCGTCTTCTTCACGCCCTCCAGTTCCTTCTCGTGCGCGTGGGTCTTTTCGACAATCTCGTGCTCATGCGCCTGCTCGCGGCCCATCAGGGCGTGATCGTGGTGCATTTCCTCCTGGGTGCGCGCGTTCTCGGCGTGGCTGTCCATGACCTGCTTGGCCATGTCGATCGTTTCCGCCCTCGTCTTGAGGCGCTGCTCGTCGTCGTGGTGGGCGTCCTTCATCGACATTTCGCCCAGTTTCAACTGAACTTCCTGCTGGCGGGTCTGGGCGTTCAGCAGGTCAGCCTGGGCCTTGGCCCCCATGACGGACTGGTGGGTGTCGGCCTGCTGCGCATGCGCGTTGGCCTTGATGCGCTCCGATTCGGCGCGGTGCTGATCGACCGGCGTATCCTGCTGGACCTGGCCGGTTTCGTCCATGCCCATGGTCTGGGCTTCCGCCATCAGGTTCATGGCGCGCGCGCCAGATTCCTTGGCTTTCGCCTGGGCGGTGACCATCGCCGCCTGCGCGGTGAGGGTCTTGGCCGCCGTCTCGGCCTGCTGCTGGACGATTTGCGGAGGAGGCGCAGCCTGGGCCGCCGGCGGCGCCATGAATTGCTGCGGATTGTTCCAGCCCAGCGCCTGCAGCGCCGCCGTGTCGATCGCGATCGGGTCGTACATGGTGGGGTTCTGCTGCTGCAACTGCTTGAGCGCCATGATCTTCATCACGCGCTGGCCATGGCTGGCGGTGTTCGGATCGGCCTGCGGGGTCAGATCGGCCAGATCGAGCGCGGCGCGGAAATTCTGCTCGTCCCATGGCGCGGACGGCTTCTTGTTGCGCTGCCAGAACGCCTTGGGGTTTTCCTTGAAGCAGCGTATCAGCAGGCGAAATTCTTGCGACTGAGCCGAGTGCATGCGCTTGTGGACGTTGTTGAGCACCTTCTGGGCCTGCTCGATCATCGCCAGGATGGTGCCGACGGGAATGTCAGCCTTGCCTTCGCCGGTGGGCAGTTCGGCGGTGCCGCCGCTGCGCTGGCCGGTCTGCGCCATGTCTTGCACCAGCGCCATCAAAGCTTGAGACGGCGGCTGGTAAGGAAGCGGCATAATCGCCTGACTGATGGGAAGACCGCCCGTCTTGACGAGAACGCCGCCGCCCGGCGGGACGCGGAAGATGTTGGTGTTCTGACGCGCGCCCGTGTCAGCCATGAGAAAGCCGGGAAAGTTATTAAACATTCCAGCATCCAGAAGCTCACGCCAAGCAGCAGTAACAGCGTTGGTAGTGTTCCCCAATATATGGAGCAGGCCAATGTCGTAGAATCCCAATCCTGGCACGAAAATATATTTGACGAAGGTTTCGCGAGCTTCAGGAAGCTCCTTCGTGTCTTCATCGTAGTTGCGGACGATTGAAAGGATTTTGCGGCTGGAGAGATCGATGGTGACCCGGTAGGGGATTTCGAGGCCGGTGATCTTGCCCTTGTATTTGTGCTCATAGCCTTTGAGGTCGAGTTCGCAATAGCACTCGTAGATCTCGCGGTCACGGTCGTCGGGCCTCGTGGTGGTGGCCTGGATCCCTTGCTGGTTTTTGGCTGCTTCCTGGGCCGCGTCGAGGCTCTGCGGCTTGGGCGTGTCGAGATCGACGTCGCGGTAAGCGCCAATAATCTGCATGCGCTTGACCGTCGAAGGCCGCATCATGGAACGATGGGTAACACGCTTGGCGTTCGCAAGATCAGTCGCAGCGTCGTTGACGATGAGGTCATTAGCATCGACGGATTCGCTGACCGGTCGGTTCCGTAAGGGACAATTGTAGACCTTTTTGAAGGCTGTCCCGCCAAATCCGAGCAGCAGGAACATCTTGTCGGTGTCGGGATAGTATTCGGTCGCGGTGACTGTGAGGTAGTGATTGAGGTCTTTTTCAAGGGCGGTCGCCAGTGCGTCACGAGGAAGGTTGGAGTTGCTGCCGTCGTCGCGGATCTTGATCGGCCCGTCGGTCGGCAGCATTTCGGAGCGGGCGTTGGCCTGGAAGCGGAGCACGGCCTCCTGCAGCAGCGGATGCCGCACTTTTGACATGCCGTCGACCGGAGCGCCATCGGCGGCGCTTTGAAGATTGGGAATTTCGATCTTGAAGCCCAGCAGCTTGATGCCCTGGGCGCGCTCCTCGATCCAGTCGTTGCGGCTCGACAGATCCTCATCAATGCCGCGCAGCAGGTCGTCAGCGATCGCGCTGAGATCGTCTTCCTTGATCTTCTCGGCCAAATTGGCGAACCAGCCGACGTTTTGTTCCGGTTTGTCGACCAGCGACCGGCCATCGAGGGAGACAGTGACGCTGCCGTCGGGATGCTCGATCTTGATGACGGCGCCGGCGTCGTCCATTTCGGGAACGCCGGGCGGATTATGCACATCATGCTTGATGGAAAGGCCCGGCGAGATAGCCGGCGGCGCGCCGCCGTTGGTCTGGCGGATGTTCAGGGGCAAGCCCGGCACCAAAGGCATGGCGCGTCCTCTCTGGAAAAGCAGAAGGGACTATAACGCCTATTTCAAATATCGCCAATGTATGGCAGCGGCGTCAGATCATAGGCCTTCTGGAACCGCTTTAGTCCCTCGCGAGCCGCTTCATCCTCGTCGTCGGCAATGATGGTGTATTCAGCCTTGACCAGCGGTTCGCCGCCCTCGACATGGACGTCGAACAGGTGAGACGGTCGCCCGCCGGGCATCAGATGATTATCGACTGTGCATTTCATCATGAAGCTCATCTTCGTAATCCCCGTGTCGAGCGGCGCGCTCGTCGCGCCGCCCCTTGTTGTAGGAGAGGCGGGCGACGAGCAGCAGGATGAAGACCGAAATGGCGATATCGAGCGCAGTCATAGCCCCTTCAGCACGTTGCGGAGGACGTAGCCCTCCAATGACCAAATCTTGCGGCGGGCGTCATCATAAGCGATGCGCCGGCCAATGGCGGCGTCGTAATTGGTTGGAGAGGCGCAGGCTGATTCGCCAACGACATGATATCCGTTCATCAGTTCGATGGCGCAGATCATGACGGTGGTGTCGGGAAAATTGTAGTATTTCACCTGGCGGATGCGCTGGTCGATGATTTCCGGCGTAATCCGGGGCGCAACCTTGCCGTTTTCACGGATTTGCATGTCAATTTGCTCTTCGGCTGCTCTGCTCATTGGGTCTTCTTCTCCTTCGGCCTGCCAAAGCCAGGCGTTGTTGCCGGCATAGTGATAGGCGCCGGCCTGGCCATCGTTATTCGAGGCCACCAAAACCTTGAAAGGCCTGTCGTGGGTCAGGCCCCGGTCGTTCAGCGGACCGCCTCTGCAAATTCCGTTCAAAACTTCGCTCATGCTTTTAGTCCTGCTCCGGTGATCAATCGGCATGTGCCGTGGGTAGTGGGGGCGGCGCTGTCGGCAATCCACGACATGCAGCGCGTGGTGATGCAATTGAAAGCCTGGGTGATCTGGGCGTCGGTGTCGCCGTAGCGCAGCCTGACGCCGCGACTGGTCGTCATGTGATCAGCGCCGGCTATGGGAGAGACGTTGACGAACGGGCACCAGCACGTCTGCGCCATCGTGATCGGCATGCCGGTGATGGGGGCGACTTTATCGGGAATGTCGGTCATTTCTTGCCCTCGTGGTGCAGTTCGACCCAATTCCAGTGGCCGACGCCGTCGTTGCAGTATTCATTGCCGTCGGGGGCGCAGACGAAACGCGACCCCGCCGTCAATGGCAGGCCTTTCCACGGGCCGTCGCGGCAGACGCCGGTCCATAGCTTGGTCGTTTTGATGGGTTCGGGCTTGAACGGGGTCATCGCGACTTCAATTCCTTCTTCAGCACCTTCGCCGCCGCCTTCAGTATCCTGATCTTGCGCTTCAATTCTTTCTTGCTGTCATCCTTGTAGGATGGTTGCCGAACCAATCGCAAATGTGTCACGGCACGACCCTCCAATCCTGGGCCAGCATGTCGGATTGGCTCGCCAGCCAGCCCATCAGGATTTCGCCGGTCGCCGTCTTCATGATGAAGCAAGGCAGCACCTTGACCGTCCCGCCGGGCTGCGCGCGAGCGTAATCGCGGGCCGGCTTTGACCACAGCTTTTCGCTGTAGACTTCGCGCGGGCCTTCCACGCCCGACAGAGCGATCCACATATCCTTGCCGTTCCATCCTTCGCGCTGGACTTTGCAGCCGGCCCGCATTTGCAGGATGGCCGTGCCAAAATCCGTGCCGTAGGAATTTTCGAATTGCTTGAGGTCGCTGGTGACTGGAGGCCGACGCAGCAATTCCATTTCCGTTGGCTTGTCGCCGCCGGGCATGCGGTCCTCGCCTTGCATCTGAACGAAGCCTGTCCCGTAGATCATGGCGTCTTTCGCCGCCTTTATGACTTCGTTATCACGCGGGCCGGTGGGGTTGTCGTCCAGCAGCGCCTCCATATTTCGGCGCTGCTCAGGCGTCTGGAGGGGGTGTCCAAAGTCGCCGGCCAGCGGAATGCCCTGCATTTCGGGGTCTTGAGGGTCGAAAAGGTTGTCGTCGCCGGGCTTTCTATGCGATCCGGCGATGCTGGGGCGGTGATGGACCGGCCCGGTGGGGTGGGCCTCGTCCAAAGCAGCCTGAATTGACGGTTTGATGTGTCCGTTGGTCATTTTTTGCTCTCATGCATGTCGCGGTGGGGGTGTTTTTCGACTTCGTGGACGGTTTCACGACGTTTTTCGGGCTTTTCAGCCTCTTTTTCGGGTTTTTCGGCTGTTTTTGGAGCCTTCTCCGTCACGGACGTGGGGTTATTGCGGAAAAACATGACTTTTCCTCCATAGTTAACCAGGGTAGAGCGGTTCAAGGGGCCGATTACGACCATATTCCACCTCTTCGTTCATTTCCGCCAGCCTTTCGTCGGATCTGACGAGGAGGCCGCAGTCGCGGAGGTGCCGGATGGCCTGGGATGTGGTGTCGGTGAGGTCGTCATGCAGCGCCTTGGGGAAGGAAGCCACTTGCCTGATCACCATTTCCGCCCATTCCTTGTCTGGCGCGTAAATCATGCCCTCCGCGAACAGCGGCTGGACGCTGTAAAGACGCGCCAGCTTGTCCTGGTTGCCAGGGTTGATCAAATGAACCGCCCAAGGCTCGTGGCCATAGAGCCGGCGCATTTCCTGAGCGACGCTGATGCCGCTGGCCTTGGCCTCGACCAGCAGCCGGTCGACCTTCAGCTTCTTGCAATGGAGGGCGACTTTAGCCACCAGATCGGAAAGGGACAGGCGCTCGGTCCAGGCGTACATCAAAATGACGCGCGGGGCGGCGTTGAGGCTGGAGTTGGGCGCTCCTTCCGGCATTTCCTTGGGATGGCCGTAGCGATCCACCAGGCGGGTGGCGGCGTTGCGGGTGTCGCCTGAAAACACCCCCCACACCGTCATGGCGCTGGGGTCGTTCTCCTGCTTCAGGCCGTAGGCGGTGTCGATCGAGGCGACGATAAAGTCGAGCGCGGGAAATTCCGGCTTGTCCCACAAGATCCAGTCGGCGTCCTTGATGACGCCGCCTCCTCGCGGGACCGGGGCCTGCTGCATCTGGCCGGCGGTGGCGAACGGCCCCATGATCCGCTCTTCGCGTTCGACCACGTCGAGGGGAAAGCGGGCGGGAAAATAAAGCTGGCCGGGGATGGTGCGGGGGTCGGTGAAGCCGAGCATGGTGGGATGGGCGCGATCCGGATCGTAGCGCATCGGGATCATGATGTGATCGTAGCCGAGCTTCTTGTCGAGGATCATCCCGGACAGATCGGCCTCGTGCAGCCGCTGCATGATGACGACGATCGCGGACTTGCGCGGCGAATTGAGGCGGGTCGGGACAGACTCCCTGAACCACAGGTTGACGCTCTCGCGGGTGCTGTCGGAGTTGGCGTTCTTGACGCTGAGAGCGTCGTCGATCAGGACGCGGTCGGCGCGGTGGCCGGTGTCAGCGCCCGCCGCGACCGCCCTGCGCCATCCGGAGCGGGTGTTTTCGAACACCGTCTTGGAGTTCTGGTCGCCAGTCAGTTGCACCAGACTGCCCCAGTGCTTCTGGTACCATTGGGTGGTGACCAGGCGGCGCATGCGAATGCTGTCGCGCTCGACCAATTCGATGTTATGGGACGCGCAGAGATAGCGCATATGGGGCAGCGCCGCCGGCCCCCACTCCCAGGCTGGCCAAAAGACGTTGAGGAGGAGAGATTTCATCCCTCCTGGAGGGATATTAATAAGGAGACGGTTGTAGGGCTTGCCATCGACGGAAGCGCCGTCGGTGATCGCCTCCAGGTGCTCGCAGATATAAGGAAGGTGCCAGTTGTCGATCATCGGCTGGCCCGGCTCGACCTCCTTCCAGGCCCGCTTGACGAACTCGTGCAGGGACCGCTCGCAAAATTCCTTGTCGATGCGATCGAGGACGTCCTGGGGGTCGACCTTCTGGAGCGCGGTCATCCGAACACCATGCCTTTATCAAGCGCCAGCATATAAGAAATGGCGGCCAAATGATTCTCCCAGTCGGGATTGATAAAGCGCCAGGCGTGGACGCAGGCAGTGTAGGATCCGAACCACATCGGCGCCCAGTCGCAGGACGAAGAGAGGGAAATTCCCAGCTTAAGAGCAGGGTCGTTCTTCACTGCAACTCCCCGATCTGGCGCTTGATTTCTTCGACCGGGAGCCGCAGCCAGGCGGGATCGCAAATGGCGTGAATGGCGAAAACGTAGCGGGCCTCAGCAAAGTCGCGGGCCTGTTCCTTGCAGATCGGCCAGAGGTATTGAACGTCGATGGCCCGCTGTTGCGCCGCCCACCAGTCCTGAAGCAGGGAAATCGGGTTGGGGATTTTCATAAATGCCCCGCCGGCGCCCAGGTCTTGAGATCCTTGATGGCGAAACAAAAAGCAGGCTCCGTCGAGGGGTGGGCGGGAATGACCTGCATCTTCCACTCGCCGTCGATAAACTGGACGTTGAGCGGGAAGATCCGGCCTTCATAGGGTTTCGGGCCTTCGACGGTAATATCCACCAGGGAGCGGGGAGCGGGCTTGAAGGGGGGCATGGGCAGGGTCACTCCTCATCGTCTTCGGGATTATGGCTGGAATGCCCGATCGCTTTCTGCAGCGCCTTTTCGGCCTGGAGAAGCTCCTCGTTGGTGAGGCGGGAAATGTCGATCTTGGTCAAGGTGTTGATATTGACGTTGGAAACCGTCTCGACCTGGCGGCGATCGCCGTAGAAGCGAGGAGAGCGTTTGACCGCCAGCCACTCCCTGGCGTGAATGCGGTGGGGCAGCTTGGCGACATCGAGGTCAGTGATTGCCTCGTCGGCAATGGTCACGATCTCGCGGGCGATGTCATCGGCATATAGCTCTCGCGCCGCCGCGAAGGCCCGCGCGAACTCCGGGTGCTCCTCCAGCCAATAATACATAATCCGGGCGTTGGGCGCCCAGACCGCCTCCAGCGCGATCTGGCGCAAGGTCTTGCCGTCGGTGACCATATCGCAAATCCGCTCGGCTATCTCCGGAGTGTAGACAGCGGCCCACGGCGGCTTGACCTCCGGGGGCGTCGGCGCCGCCTTAACGGACTGCGCTAACTCGTAGCGAGCGATGCGCCGGTTTTGCTTCTTGGTGGGCATGGCGTGGGCCTCCGGGAGAGGGGTCGGGGGAGTATATGAGGGAAATGGGCTTGCCGGCAAGAGCGAAAACGGGTTAGACAAGCGAGTACGAAATTGGGAGGAGGAGAGTGTGGAGATGGGAAAGAATAGAGCGCCAGAAATGGTTTCGGACGACTGTGGGGGGTACGACCCCTTCACCCAGATCTGCAAGCCTTACGACTACAGCCGCCATGGCTTCAAGCTATCGAAGTGGGAAACCCGCATCCTGCCAAGGATAAATATGTGCGTGTGGGTCGCGGATAGACAATTCGAGATCTACACCCTCTATGCCGAGGGCGTCCAGGAAAGCAAGATCGACCTGCTGGAGGCGATTACGGCGCATATCGACACCTGGGAGGGGGACTCGGCGGGGGAAATGAACGATACGTTGGAAGCCTTGGAGAATCTCGTCACTGGGCTGAATGACCTCATGATCAAGGTTAGGGGGAAGATTGAGAAAAGTTCAAAACAAGCCTAGTGAAACGTGGGAAATGAATGAGAGCATTCGTTTCCCATGTCCGTTTATTGGTCAACAACCGAATACGTTTGAAAACCAGGGAAAATTTTATAGAAAAATTTTTGGGGCTTATAGTATACTCTGAGCCGCCTATTAGCGGGGGTACCCCCCTCATTTTTTCGATCGAGGCCTGTGATCCCCCTGTCAGCACCCTGCCAGAACAGACCGGGAACGGCCATGTCAGGGGGCTGTCAGCCCCCTGACAGGCCTGGGCCTGGGCGTTAGCCCTCGCCGGCCAGGGCGGCGGCGTAAGCGGCGGCGCCCTCGGCGGCGACGCTTGGCTCGGTCCACCCCAGGGCGCGCGCCTCATGCTCGGCATAGGTGCGCGCCGATCGCGCCGCCTGCTCTGCCCGGCTGATCCAGCCAGGCTCACCCGTGCGCAGCACCCTCACCTCTTGGAACTCGTTCCGCTCGCGACGCAGGCGGGCGATGTCGTCGCGCACATACTTGGGCAGGATGCGCCCCTCGTGTATGACGCGCCAGGCGTCGGATCCCTTGTGGAAGGGCAGGCCTTGAACTTGCAGCATGTCGTGTGCCTTTCGTGTGCGGTTGTTAACTGGCCCTTATATGCCTGGCGTCAACCTAGTTGTCAAGCGCGAAAATAATTTATTTTAATTTGTAAACCTAGTTGACAACCGAACACGCTCTGGCTATATTCGGGACAGTTCAACGCCGCAGACAAAAAGGCCTCTCCAAATGATCCGCACAGCCTCCGACATGCTCGCCGCTCTCAAGTCTAACCGCTTCTGCGGCGTCGTGCTCTATCGCGGCCCGTCGATGATTGATGGCGCGCCGATCGTCGCCATCGCCAACAAAATCACCTCAGCGTCGACCAATGCCAAAACCGGCGCGATGGTTCAATCGTTCATCATCCGCTCGGACGTGTCGCCGGTCGTCGCCCTCAAGCAAGGCTTGGACAGCAGCGTGTGCGGCGATTGCCTGATGCGCCCCTATCTCGGCGGCGCTTGCTACGTCAACGTCGGTCGGTCTGTCCGTAGCGTTTACGAAACCCTGGTGCGCGGCGATCGCTACGCCGAGCCGGGCGTTGATTACGACGTCGCCATCCTGCCCGAATTGTTCGCCGGCCTGGGCTTCCGCCTCGGCACCTATGGCGACCCGGCTGCGGTCCCTTTCCAGGTTTGGCGCGCCGCCACGCTTCGCGCCGCCTTCACTAACGGCTATTCGCACCAATGGCGCGACGCTCGTTTCCAGGCTCTCAAGACCATTTGCATGGCGTCGTGCGACAGCCCGGCGGACCTGGCGGACGCGATCGCCGCCGGCTGGCGCTCGTTCCGCGTCCGCACCCCGTCGGAGGCGAAAGCCAAGGGTGAAGTGATTTGCCCCGCGTCGAAAGAGGCCGGCGTGAAGACGTCGTGCGACGCCTGCCAGGCCTGCGGCGGCACGAGCGCAAAGGCGAAAGCGTCGATGGTCATCATCGCCCACGGCGCAACCGCAAAGCGTTTTGTCGGCGCCCAGGCGTAATTTTTTCGACAACTGGGTTGACAAGCCTGTCAACCCAGTTTACATATAAGTCACCAAACAGGAGCACACGTTATGACCCAAACCGTTGACACCCTCAAGGCCGAAGGCCTGTATTTTGAAGCCGGCAAGCTCGCCCGCAAGCTCGGCAAAGACCGCCATTACGGATGCCATTTCGGCATGCGGTCGACATACGATTACGCCGTTTCGTCGTTTTATCAGGGCTTTGACGCGCCGGCGGACAAGCCCCGCCTGGCGCCGGCCTGCAACGCGCGCATCGTGCAAGTGCTGATCCATGGCGCTAAAGGCGACTTGGCTTTCGACGCCGCCGGCGACATCCGCTATGGCTGGGACGCCGAGCGCGACTGTCGCACCGCCGCCGGCGTTGGCCCGATCCTGGTCAAAAACACGCGCGACGCTCTCGTGATCACTGAATCCGGCCTGGAATGGATCCTGGAAAACCTGCAGGGCTGCATGACCAAAAACGACGAGCGCCAGGCCCTGGCGTTCCTCAAAGGCAACGCCGACGCCACCCGCGCCTATCGCTGAACCAAAGGAAAACCGCCATGATTCTCGCCCAAACCTTCAAAACCGCCCGTGGCGCCGCCGAACAGGCGGCCCACCGCCAGGGCTGCGCCGACGACGCTTTCAAGCGCGGCGACGCCGCCTATCGCTACACTTTCCGCATCGTGCGCTTCAATCACGATCGGCGCGACGAAGGCCTGGCGATCACCCAAAACGCCGCCTATACCTGGCGCATCGAAAAGACGAGGGTCAAATAATGGACGCTGTCGAATATTGCATGGCCTTGCGCCATCTGAAATTGACAGGGCCGCAATGCGCCGCCCTGTTCGGCTATTCTCGCCAGACGCATTATCAGCACTGGCGCGAAATTGGCCCACCCTTGCCTGTCGCGATGTTCCTGCGCCTGATGATCCGCACCGGCATGTCACAAAAACAAGCCCTAACGTATACGAAAACGTGACCTTTAACGAAAGTAAACTAGATTGACGCCTCCGGGCGTCTTTCTTCGTTTAGGGGTTTGCTTAGGGGTTCTTTTAGATGTTTCGAAAAATCAAACCCCTGCCCTTAAAACCATGATTCTAAAGGCCTTTCTCGATTTTAGGGGTTTTAGGGGTTTTACGAGCTACCTTTATATAGAAAAATCATCTATATATGTCTCATATTAAGACATAAGATATAAAAATTATTCCTTAAATATAAAATAAAACCCCTAAAACCCCTGTATTACGTCCTAAACCATTGATTTAACAGGAAAAATGACTAGGGGTTTGCTCGAACGCAAACCCCTATAAAACCCCCAAAATTTTCCCCAAACCCCTAACCTATTCGAACCGCCAGACTGTCTTCTCCCCCTTGTATGCTGTGCGCTTGGCCGCCTGGCGCAGGAAAATTTCCTTGCCCGCGTCATACACTGGCCGATCGCGATGCTTGAGCAGGAACCGGCCCAGCCGTTTCGCAAACCGGCTCGCCCCAATGCGGCGCAATTCAAATTCATCTATGAGGTGATCGAGCGCCGCCTGAGCCGGGCTAGGCGCGCCCACGCTCCCGAACGTGCTCCCCGACGCCTGAACTTTCTCCACAATTTCCGCAACCGTGAACCCGACAGCGCCGCCGTCCATCGCCGCCCTGACCGCCAGCAGCGTGTCGCTCCATTGCTCGTGATCGGCGTCCATCGCCTCAAGCACCGCCCTGGATGCATCGGGATCCTCCCCCGTGACCGCCTTGCAAGCTTCCCTGACCACCCGCGACCATGCCTCATAATTTTGCGTCGCCGGCAATGACGCCGGCCTGGTGCGCCAGTTATGGTCTAAAACCGTCAGCGCGGCCCCCAGGATGCGCCCGTGCGCCGCCGGGTCCGCATACATGGCGTCAAGGTCCAGCCGGCACAGGTCCGCCTCCCAGCCCACCCTGTCCGCCGCCTTGCGCGGGTCCAGGTTCGTGCGCAGCACCCGGCGCACCATGTCCTTGCTCACTTCGACCGCGCAGCCGGTGACCGCAAGCGTGGTCGCATCTGTCCTGACTGTCTTGTGATCGTCGTTTTTGCCGAACCGCCGGATTTTTAGCTCTGGCGTCGTCGCCGTGAGATAGGTCCGCATCGTCGGAAAGTTCGGCATCTTTCCATGTGGCACATCATCGAGCAAAAGCATTCCGCTCGCCTCCGTCATCAGCGCCGTTTCAAAGCGTTTGCTTAATTCTTCTTCGCCCTTGTCGACGCCGCACGGGATAAGGTTCATCGGCTGGCCGCTGAACAGCCCCAGCTTGCCGGCCAGGAAAGTTTTGCCCGCGCCATATTCCGGCGCGTCGATCACGTAAGCCGGCCCGACGCCAAAGGCCCCGCGCGCGATTAGCGAGAAAAACAGCGCCAGGCCCACCGCCTCGCTCACGTCGTCAGCAAACGGAAACAAGGCCAGGAAGTCCAACAAAATGCTTTTGGCGTCGCCAATATGCATCAGCTTGACATGGCCGCGCATCGCCCCCTGGACCGTAAAAACGATTTCACCCGCCGCCGTCTCCAGCGGCCCGTCATCCATCAGCAAGCGCCCGTCCCTGCCGAAAGATGGGGCTGTAGACACAGACCTGAGCCAGGGCGTCCCGATCGTGCCTGCGCACCCCCGGAAGCTTGTCACCACCGCCTTAATCACCGCGCCCTTGGGCAGGGGCTGTCTAATCCAGGCGTCGCGATCGTCGACCCAGGCGTCGCGCCCGTGATTATGCGCGGCGCGCCTGGCCCAAACCGCCGTCTTTGCGCCCTCGACCTTTAACCCGCCGGCGCCGCTCCACGATATGTCCTCGCCGTTCGGGTCGCGCTTGAGCACGATATGCGACGGCCCGCCCTCGTCCGGGATTGTGACCCGCTCCCAGGTCGTGACCGCGTCCCCGATCATTGCCCGCACTTCGTCGTCGGTCGGGATCGATACCCGCACCTGGGGCGGCGTCGGATCCTTCAACGTGCCTTTGGGCGCCGCCACGCCATGCGCGCCGGCCATTGGCAGCACCCGCACCACGTCGCCGGCCATGTTGCGGTAGAGCGACCCGCGCCAGGACAGGGTCGCCGCCTCCGCGATCAGCGCCGCATATGACGTGTCTGTGCCATGGCGCAGCACATGCCTGCGCTCGATCGTCCGGTGCAGCGTGGCGAGGGCGATCCTGTAGCCGTCATGGCCGATCGGCGTGACGTTTGGCGCAGGCCCCGGCGGCCCGCCTCCCAGGCCCGCCTTGGCCGCCTCGGCGTTCCAGTCAATGGCCGGCTCCGCGAATTGCTGCCCGTCCGACTTGGCCACGCCGTTGTCGAATTGCCGCAAGTCTTTCTGATTGTCGGCGCCCAGGGCGTTGCTCACCTCGGCCCGCACATCGTCAAGCTCGATGCCGCCATCGCGCAGCGCAAAGCCGGCCCAGCAGCCAATTTCGAAAGCTTTGGTCCCGCGCCCCGTCCCGACGCCCATGGCTGCGAGAGCAGCGATTTCGCGATTTAGGTAAGCCTCGACCGCATCGAGCACCCGGTCGGGGATCTCCGTCCCTTCCGGATAGGCCTGTGGGCGAGGCCCGGCCCCGCCGACGCCAGACGCCCGCCGGGACCAGCCGAACGGCTCCAGCGCCTTCGCTATCGATCCTATCAGCGTCTCAATATTGTCGATCAGCGGCCAATCAGTCAGCGCCATTTCAAACAAGCGCCGGCCCTGCGAATCGGCGTCCCAAAAATACATCTTGCCGGTTTCGGGATGAACGCCAAAAATCACCGCTTGCCGGCCCTGGCCCAGCACCTGGACCTGGATTTTTTCCTCGCCGGCGCCGTTGTGGCGCACAAAGGGATAATCCCGCGAGTAAGCCTCGGCCAGCGGCACCCTGACCAGCATCTTAAATTTGGGCTGATTGCCATAGCAGGTCGGCCCGTCTGGCATGACGCCGCGCACCGCCTCGGCAGGAGCTAAAAACGAGATGTCGACGTCGATCGAAACCAGCGCCGTGTCGTCGCTCACCTTACGGCCCAAAGGCAGGCCGATATTGCCGCCGGCCAGCATGCGCTCGCGCATGTCAGCCTTGCTATATTTTCGATCCAGCCAGCCCTCGTCCGTGGGCTTCTTGCCCTTGACCGGGATGACCGGATAGCCGGCGTCGATCAGCAAATCGGCATAATTGGCCATCATCTGAAAAAAGCGATATTGCGAGCCGCCGCCACCGCCGCCCTTGCTTCCGCCTGCACCCTGATCTATATTCGGCATCTAAGTCGGTCCTTTTTCGTCTCTCGGGCTGCTTTGGGTGTTGTTTGGGCAAAAACTGCAAACGGGGGCGCAAGCCCCCGTTTTTTCGTTCAGCGCCCGACGTTGTAAAAACCACAGTTCCCGGTGTCTTCCCATTGGCGGTACTTCGCCACGATCCGCACCACCACCGCTTCCTGCTTTTCGCTTAGGTAACGTGTGCCGCGATCGACCAAATCAACGACAAAATTTTGCTCCCACTGCGTCAGCATGGACACGCCATGCCGATCGAACATTTCGCGCAGGATCTCCATCCAAGGCGGCCCAGGCGGGGGCGGTGGAGGCGGGTTCCAGCCGCCTGAGCCAGGCTTGAACGGATCAGCCCCCCATGGCGGCGGCTGCGCCTGAGCGTTGGCTGCTGCGTTCCAGAATGCGTTTCGATCGTCCTGCTGCGGGCGCGGCGCCGACGTCGCCGTAAAGCCTGCGTCCCGGTGGCGCTCCAGCGCGATGCGCTTGGCCTTCTCTTCTTCAGCCCTGGCCATCGCCACCGCGACCGCTTCCTTGGCGACCTCGACCATATGCAAGGCGGCGTCAAGCCTATATTGCAGCATGCCGCCGCCGCCCCCGCCGTAAATGCTCCCCAGCATTTCAGTGACGTTGTGGCCCTGCTTTTTTGCATGCAGCGCCAGCATTCGCGCAGCCGCCGCCGCCTCGCCGTCGTGCTCGCTCTCCAGCATGCGAATGATTTTCTTGATTTTTTCGACGTCGTAGTCGGCCATCAGACAAAATTCTCCCACGCCCGCGCAAAAGCAGGTTCGTTCATTGACAATAATGACGGGGGAGGCTAGATTGCTGTCAAGTCAGCGCCACTGACTAGCTGTCGTTCTCCCGTCGACCCGTCCGTTCTCCCGGTGGTGATAATTCAAGGTCCGGTCCAACAGGCCGGGCCTTGTCTCGTTTGGGGGGCCTAATCTAGGCCCGTATTTCAATCCTGTCCAGCGGCAAGCAATCCCTCCAAAGCGCGCGCCGCCTCCTGCACCCTGGCCCGCGCGATCACCGCCAGAGCCTCTTCAGCCTCGCGCGGCATGGCGAACTCGCCCCTGGCCCAGCGCCGCACCGTGCGGGGCGCCACATCCAGGCGCATCGCCAGTTCCCCGATCCAATGAGCGCCGAACAGGTTCTGGCCCACGGTTTCCAACATTTCAGGCTTCATCGGCTATTTCCTCCGGTTTCTTCCTTTTCTTTCCCAAATCGCAGCCCGAATCGCCGCGCGTGAACGTGTCGGGCGCATAACCGCCTGTCTTGTCCGTAATGGCGCCAGGCGGCAACTTGATGTTGCAGGAGCCGCGCCAACTCCACGGCTCCCGAAGCGCCGTGAAAAACCGGCACTGATCGCACCTCATTGGTCGCGCATCCAGGCCTGCATATTGGTCAGGGACCGGATGACGCAGTCCGAGAGGTCGGCCATGACCTGGTCGGGCTTGTCGGTCTTCATCCGCTGCAGCCCCGTCATCACCAGCAGCATGCCCAGGTTCAGCAGGAAATTCGGCGGCGCCAGCGCCAAGTCGCCCTTGAGCATCCGCGTCAGCATCATGCCGAGCGTCAGCTTCTCGATCGTGCCGACATTGCCGTAAAAAGCCGGCCCGTATTTGGCGGCGTCCATTTTGCTCGTGTCGTTCATTGGGTTCTCGTCCAGTTCAGGGTAATGAGGGTTGCAATTAAGCCGGCCAGCATGGTTTTGGGCGCGCTGGCCGCCAGGAGGATGATGATAAAGGCGAGGGTCAAGCCCCCTCTCTGACCGGCGACATTTCGCCGTCGACAATGACGTAGTTGACGGGGTCGTCGCTCTCGACGGCCCGGTGATCATCGGCCAACGTCCAGCGCATGAACAGACTATGCGCGCTGATTTCGGCCTCTTCCTTGGTCGCGAACACCAGGCGATTGTGCTCCCAGTTTCCGCTGATTTTAACCTCCGGTTTCCAGTTCATTGGTGTGATCCTCCGATCGTCAGGACGAGGGCGACAACGGCCAGCAGGGTGATCCAGCCCATGACGCGCGGGAACAAGCCCCAACACGCCACGAAAATCCCGAAGCCGATCATGAAATGCATTGCAGGATCTCCTCGGCTCCGTAGACCGCCGGCTTGCCGCAAGCCTCGCAGACGTATTTCCTGGCGTCAGGCTCGCAGCCATCCTGCTCCGCGCCGCAGGCGATGCAGAAGCCCGGATTATCCAGACACGTCTCACGGCGCTCGACCGCGTCCAGCAGGCGGTCTTCAGTGATTGAGCTATGCGTTTTCATTATCACCTCCTGAAGATGCCTTCGACCAGCAAGTAGCCAATGGCGAAGCCAATGACGAATATCCAAAAGTGTGCCATCATTGCTTCACCCACTTGTTGCTAATCTTGTTATATGTGTCCCATTTTTCGACATGCCAACCACGGCACTTCTTGAGCGTCTCCGAATAGTAGACGCATGTCCACGCATCGAACGTCTCTTCTTTGCCCGTAGTGTGGTTTTCGACAAGCTCGACCCTTTTGTCGGTCTTGGACAGATATGACAGGCTCAACATATACGAGCCGTCATCATGCATGACCCGCGACAGGTTGACCTTGCCGTAGCTCTTTTTCGACGCATTTGCCGCCATGTTGACAAAATCGACCCATTCGCCATTCCAGTTGACTTCGTTGCTGACGGGCGCGGGCGCCGCAGCAGAAGGCCTCGGCATCTTGCCCTCGGCAGGCGGGATCTTGACGCCCATGCTGCGCAGATCCTCGATCGTCAGCCAGGACACCTCTTTGTTGCTCGTCATCGCCATCTTGCCCAGGATCGCCGGCGGGACGCCGTATTCTTTCAGGTCCGCGATCATCAAGAGCGTGACCTTGGCGGCGGTCGCGTCTTCCTTGCCGTTCATCGATGCGCCATGGACGCCGATACGAGCGTCAGCCATGGCGATTTTCTCTTTGCCGGCGGCGAACAGCAGGACGCAGGACGAGGCGCAATACTCGCCGCCGGCCACGATCACCGAATAGCCCTGTTTGGCGATGGTGATCGCCATGGCCTCGGAGGAGTAGACGTTGCCGCCGAGCGAGTTCAAGCCAATCCCCGCGAGGGTGTGGCCGGCATTGGCCACCTCGGCCAGGCGGGCCTCGAAAACCGTCTCATCGCCATAAGCGATGTCGCCTTCGATCGCGATCACGTCGCCGGTGTTGATCGGCACAATTTTGTAGGTGGCGGCCTGGGCCGAGACGGTGCAGAGCAGGGAAGCCAGGAGAGCAAGCTTTTTCATGGAGAGATCCTCAGATTTTGGTCGCGCATTCCGGACCAATGCCGGAAGCGATGGAGGCGGGCACGGTCAATTTGCGGCCACAGCGGCAGCACTTGCCTTCGTGCCAGAACTCGACCACGTCGGGCAGCGCCGGCGTGTTCAGAAACTTGGAAAACCAGGCCAGGGCCTTGGCCGACGGCGCATCGACGCCGATCGTCGACTTGCGGCCATGCTGGAAACCGCGCATGCCGACAAACTGGCCCAGGTAGGTGTAGGAGGCCTCGTTGTCAGCGCCGGTCAGGACCGACACGAAAAACAGATCCTTGCCTTCGTCGCCGCAATGGCGCGCCTTGAAGGTATAGCGAGCGCCGGTCTTGGCCGACACCAGGGTGAAAGTGGCGTTGCCGGCGAACAGAAACTTGTTGATCGCGGCGATGTCTGTGAGGCGGGCGGTGGTGGTCATCGGTGTGTCCCCGTGGTTGATGTCCCCTTATAGGACACACCGTGTTCGCTTGTCAACAGCCTTTTTTGTTTTTTATGGAAGAATTTCAGGGGTGAGCCAGTCGATGAAGTTAATCAGGCCCAGCGTGGCG